GACGCGACCACGTCCACGTCGTCCGCCGGGAACAGTTCCATCTTGATCCGCTTCGGCCGGTACTCCAGAACGCCGCGGCAGTCCGCCAGGGTCCAAAGTCCAGCGAAGAGGAGACGATCCTCGAACGGGAGCTCGACCAGCTCCTCGTTCTTGAAGAATCCCGGCTTCAGGTTCCGTCCGCGTGCCATCAGTTCGCCTTCACCTGTCGGTTCCAACGTGCGCCGATCATCTCGACCGTCAGCCGATCTGCGAGGTCGAGGGTCGTGCGGGACTGCACCGGCTTCCCTTGGCGCTTCAGTGCGTCCGCCTCGAGGTAGAGCTTCTCGATCAGCACGGTGATGCGCTCGACCTGCTCCTCGTGCACCTCCAACTCACGCCGAAACCGCCGGAGCTCCTGGCTCAGATCCGGGTTGAACCAGAACGGCTCCCCTCCGCTCCACGAGGCGGTCATGCGTCCTCCAGAGCAGCGAGCAGATCGGCACGGTCGAACACGCGCAACAGCGCCTTGACCGCGCTCTCTGGCGAGTCGATCGGAATGGACTTCATGGGTCGCCGGAAGCCGGCCTCGATGGCGGCAGCGTTGGCGGAGAGGTCGCCGGCAATGACTCGCTCGGCAAGGTCGGGGCGATGCCGCCTGAGCCGCTGGAGCACGGTCTGGGAGGTGTCCGTCTCCTTTAACTTCGTAACACGAAGGTTTCCGGTAGAAGGACGGCCCACCGGACCTGCCTCCGGCAACTGCTCCAACAACAGCGCATGGCACTCGCGGTCGTCCCGGCAGAACTGGACGAGACGGTCGTACTTCGTCTCGAGACCCCACCAGAGCGGGTACTCGACGAACGAGGGGAAGTCCGGGAAGCACTCCCCGTGCTTGTCCGGGAGCTGGCGCCACACGCTGTCCTCGAGGATGCGCCGGATCACGGACGGAAGCGCCTGGAGCGCTCCGCCTCCGCGGGACAGGCACTCCTGAGCGTCACGGAGCACCTTCTCAGGCGGCCGCATCTTTCCTCCCTCCGACGTACGCCTTCAGGAACTCCTCAACCTGCGCCATCATCTCAACCGGGTGGTTGTCGCAGAGGTCGTCGAGGTTCTTCACGCCGAACCGCTTGTGCAGCGTGATCCACACGTCCTTGAAGTTCGGCTTCTCCGGATCCATGCCAATCGCGATGCGACGCACCAGTCGATTGATGTTCCGACGCCGCTCGGCCTTCTGCGTGTGGCGCGGCTCTCCGATCTCCTCCTCCTGCGGGACCTCAACGCCCTCCTTGCGCAGGATGTGAGCAACGATCGCGACCGGCACGCCGGCGAGCTTCGGGTCGCCCGCCTTCAGGCGTTCCGCGTGCGTTATCTCTGCTGCCGTGAACTGCTCGCCCATCGCGACGCCGCCGTCGTGCTCGTGCGTCGCACCGATCGCGGAGAACTCCACGCGCTCGCGCTCGCCCTCCGACGCCTCCCCAGAGGTGCTACGCTCACGAAGACCAGCCTGAGCTTCAGCCTCGATCCGCTTGGCCCATTCCTCGAGCTGCGAGAAGCGCGCCATGAAGACCGTGGACTCTTCCGGGTTGTCGCGGTCGATCACACGAACAACGCGCCCCACCAGCTGCCGGAACAGAAGTTCCGTGCCTGGCACGCTGGCGAGCACCTGCACCCGAAGGCGCTTGATGTCTACGCCTTCGCTGACCTTCCGTACCGAGCACAGCCAGCGGGTCTCGCCCTTCCTGAACTGCTCGATCTTGATGTTCGCGTCAGGGTCGTCATGCGTGATGACGACAGGGGACTCGCCTGTCACCCGGCGCACAGTCTTCGCCACCTGGAACAGATGGCGATCGTCGTTCTCGTCTGCGCCAGGGCGGCAGATGACGATCCCCCCAGGACGGTAGCCGCGCCCTTCGGCTTCGTACTCGTCCAGCTTCGCGTCGGCCTTCTGGATGACTGCCTTCAGAAACTGCGACTCTTGGTGGAAGATCGCGGCAGCCACGCGTCCGACTTCTTCGTTCTCGGCGTCCGAGATCCGTACGGAATGCCGGTTCTCCGCGATCACGTAGTCCGCCACGCCGTTGTCGTGCGCGAAAAACACTTCGCGGCAGACTCGATCCGCGACCGCGCGGCGGTAGGTGTACTTGAAGTTCGGGATCGCTCTCTGGTTCTCGTCGTACTCGACGAACGCAATGCGGCGGCCATCTCCGCGAAACGGGGTACCGGACATGGCGAGTACGAACTCCGACGCCTGCCCCACCTGGTCCGCGGCGACGCCCCAGGTGTTCTCGTCGCAGGCGTGGTGGATCTCATCGAAGACGGCGAGCAGGCGGACCCCAAGCGAACGCCACGTCTCGACAAACGCAGCCAGATTCGGAAGCTGCGCGTAGGTCACAACGGCGCCCTGATACGCCTTCGGAGGCGGCCCTGCTTTCGTCTTGAGCGTCGTGGTGATCTGCACTCCGGCCTTGTGCCAGTCACCCAGAAACCCGGCGTCCTTGTCCCCCTTCAGCGCCGTCGTTGGCACCACGACGAGCACGAAATCGACCGTGCCGTCGTCCAGCATCTCCCTCGCGACAAGCCCGGAGAACATCGTCTTCCCGGCGCCAGGGCATGCCTCGAGCAGGAACGCCTTTCCATTGTGGGCGAGCACCTTGGGCAAGGCGTCGCTCTGCCAGCCTCGCGGCTCGATCTTGTTCATCGTGGATCTCCCATGAATCGACTTGTGGCACGCCCTACAGAGGGCCATACCGTTGGTGACCTCGGTCACGCCACCGTCGGCGTACCGGGTCTCGTGATGCGCGTCCCACTCTTCTCCGAGCGGTTCGCCGCACACCTCGCACCTGCCACCGGCTGCGATGTACAGGTGACGTTTCTGGGATCGAGAGAACAGGCGATTCACTGCGCCCCTTCCCGATTCAAAGAATCCAGTTCCTTCAGCTGAGAAATCAGCCGTCCGAGCGTCCCGATGTGGTCTTCGATGGAGCCGCGCACCTTCTCCCGCTCGACAGCGAGGTCCTTCGGCGAGGCGTCGTGGTATTCGGAGTCGCGGCAGAACTGCCACATGAGGTCGTGGATGCCGTGGCGCTTCCCTCGGCGTGCCAACCAGACCCACTGCTCCCCGGTCAGCTTCTCGGCGCGGTCCGCGTTCAGGCAGTCCGCGAGCCACCGGCCGGCCTTCTCCGGCTGACCCTCGAGCTCGGGTCGCATCTCCATCGCCACCGCGGCCGGGCCTCCCGTGGCCTTCACGACCACCCACGCAGCGGCGTGGATGTCGTCGTGGAAGAGGTGCGCCTGGTCCATCTCCGAGGGTCTCCGCTGTGTCGGATGGCGTCGGAAGCGCCGCTCCGGCCCTATGAAGGCCCCGGACCCGGCCCCTCACGGGGGGATGGGGAGGGAGAGGCGGGGGCCGGGCCGGGGTTCAGGCGGCGTCTGCGTTCGACGCCTCGCGCTCCCAAGACGGCTCAGCTACAAGGCTTCCGTCAGAGAGCTGCGCGATCTGGAACTGGCGAGCGTCCGGCGGGTAGTCCCCCCACTTGTGGACGGCCTGCTCGCTGATGCCGAGCGCTTTCGCCATCGCTTTCATGCCGCCGAAGTGCTCAGCAGCGTCGGAGGTCTTCATCGGTGACTACCCTCAGCTCGACCATGGTTGATTTCAGGCATCTAACCATGGTTCATCAACCATGCGCAACACTCTCCGGCATGAGTATCGGGAAGCGCATGGAGGCCGCCGGGATCGCCAAGTACGGCGAGAAGCGGTGGCAGACGCAGCTGGCAGAAGACAGCGGCGTGGCGCTCGCGACGATCTCGAAGATCAAACGCGGCGGCACGAAGAACCCCCAGCCGGACAACTTCCTCCGTATTGCCGACGCGCTCGGCGTCGAGTACCGCTGGCTCGCCACAGGCCAGGGCCGCAGGGAGCGGCGAGATCACCTCACGGAAGAGGAGCGGCGATGGCCCTCGCTACGGGGGATGCTGTCTCCCGAGCAACAGCAATCGCTCACCCGATTTCTTGATACGGTGCGCGAACTCCACCCCCGATCCGGTGAAGACCGCTCCGCTTGACCGCGAAGTCCTAGCACTTCTTCGAGACCCGTACCTGACCCTCCACTGCTGACCTCGAACTACCGTTCGTCGCCGCGCTCGCCCCCTAACTGAACCATGGTTGCACAACGACCATGAAGTCTACTATGGTTCAGTCATCAACCACGGAGGAGCAGCCCGATGACCTTCCTGATCCTCGCAGCCTGCATCGCCCTGGGAACCATTCTCGGCCGCGCCGTGGCGCGTGGCCTGCACCTGACGCGCTGAGGAGACGGCCATGAGCATCGTCGAACACGCAACGCCCGCCGGCACCCGCTACCTCGTCGTCACGGAGGGCGGCGCCATCGTCGGCGACTACGAGCACCTCACGCTCGCGATCATCCACCAGATGCTCGGGAGGGCGATCTGATGGAGCGCATCCACCCGACCATGGCCGACGCCCTGCGTGGCGTCGCCCCCTCGTCCGACTACGACCCTGCCTGCGACGAGGCCGAGCGCCTTCAGCGCATGGCCGAGCACGACGAAGCGCGCCACGCCGAGGCCCTCGAAGAAGCCCGCGAGCTCCTAGCCAACGGGGACTCGGCGCGCCTCGTGGAACTGCTCGGCCCCGAGCGTCTCGCCGAGATCGTCTGCGATCACGTCGAGCACCACGTCGTGGAGGACGAGATCGCCGAGATGATTGCCGAGCCCATGCCGTGGACGCCGTGCTCGGCGCAGGCGGCGGTCCGGGATGCGCTGGCACACCTGGAAGACGCGCTCGCTACGGACTGGAAGCGAATCCAGGACATGAGGGCGCTGGCTCGCTCGATGGCGTTCGTCATGGGGCGCGCGCAGGTCGCACGGTCTCGTCTCCGCGCGCTGTCTGCTACGGACTACGTCCTGCGGAGGGCTTCGTGATGCGCTGGACGCACGTGCACCGACTCGTCGAGGAGATGCGCCGCGCGTGGCGCGAGGCCGAGGAGCGGGATGAGCGGGAGCTGGCAGAGCAGCGTCACCGGGATGCCGTGGCCTGGCGCGCCCGCCTCTGGTTCCGCCAGTACGGCCTTCTCGAGGTGAAGTCCCAGCGGCATTACTACCCGCGGGGAAGGGATACGTGGAGCAGCACGGGAGGTGCGGCGTGAGCACGCAGAACGCAGTTACCCAGGTGCCGACCCGTTCGGTCCTGACGGAGATGGCCACGCGCTTCAGCATGGAGCCAGCCGAGTTCGAGCGCACGCTGCGCGCGACCGTGGTGCCGGCGAACGTGTCGACGGAGCAGTTCGCAGCCTTCCTCGTGGTCGCGAAGAAGTACCAGCTTGACCCGATCACGAAGCAGATCTACGCCTTCCCCGCGAAAGGAGGCGGCATCCAGCCGATCGTCTCCATCGACGGGTGGATGTTCCTGATCAACTCGCACCCGCAGTTCGACGGGATGGAGTTCGAGGACCAGCTCGACGAGCGCGGCGCCATCGTCTCGATCACGTGCCGGATGTTCCGGAAGGATCGCGCGCACCCCGTCAGCGTGACGGAGTACATGGCTGAGTGCCGGCGCTCGACGGACCCGTGGAAGCAGTGGCCGGCGCGGATGCTGCGGCACAAGGCAGCGATCCAGGCCGCGCGGTACGCCTTCGGATTCTCCGGGATCGTGGACCCCGACGAGGCGGAGCGGACGGTTGCGGCCGATGCGTCGCCCCAGCCTCGCGCGGAGCTCGCGCCCTACCCCGAGCACGACTTCGACGAGAACCTGCCGAAGTGGCGCGAGGTGATCCAGTCAGGCCGCCGCACCCCTGACCAGATCATCGCGATGGTCGAGACGAAGGGCAGCCTCTCCGATGAGCAGCGCGAAGCGATCCGGAACTGCGCCGCAGTGGACGCGGAGAGCGAGGAGGTGGACCCCGACGGCCCGATCCCCGGGCTGGATGACGACGACCCGGCGAGCGAAGGAGGTGCCCCGTGAGGATTCTCGACGTAGTTCAGGGAACGAAGGAGTGGGAAGAGGCCCGGGAGCAGTACCGCACCGCGTCCGAGGCGCCCGCAATGATGGGTGCCAGCTCCAACATCTCGCGGTCGGATCTCATTCGGGCCTACGCCACCGGCATGGGGCAGGAGATCTCCGACTTCGTCCGGGAGGTCGTCTTCGAGCGCGGACATGAAGTCGAAGCGCTCGCCCGGCCGATCGCCGAGGGGATCGTCGGGGAGGATCTGTTCCCGGCGACCGTCGTCGACGAAGGATCCGGTCTTCTCGCCTCCCTCGACGGCTGGACTGTGGGCGGTGACGTCGTCTGGGAGTGCAAGCAGTGGAACAAGCAGAAGGAGGCACAGGTCCGCGATGGGACTGTGCCGGAGGAAGACGTCTGGCAGGTCGTCCAGCAGCTCGTCGTGACGGGTGCCGAGCGCGCGCTCTACATGGTCTCCGACGGGACCGAGGAGCGGACGGTCTGGACTTGGTTCTCCCTACCCGACGGCGCGACGACGGACCTGCTCGCAGGGTGGGCGCAGTTCGACCGGGACCTCGCCGCGTGGCAGCCGCAGGATGCGCCGACGGAGGCCGTGGGCCGCTCTCCTGACGCTCTGCCGGCGCTGCGCATCGAGGTCCAGGGCGCGGTGCTGGCTTCTAACCTCCAGGCCTTCCGGGAGCACGCCCTCGAGGTCTTCCGCGGCATCCGCACCGATCTGACCACCGACGAGGACTTCGCCGACGCCGAGCAGACGGTGAAGTGGTGCAAGGGCGTCGAGGAGAAGCTCGAGGCCGCGAAGGAAGCCGCCCTCGCGCAGACCTCGGACATCGACGAGCTCTTCCGCGCCATCGACTCGATCCGGGAGGAGGCGCGGGCGAAGCGCCTGGAGCTCGACAAGCTCGTAAAGGCCCGGAAGCAGCAGATCCGGGACGAGATCGTCGCCCGTGCGAGGGACGACTGGCGCGAGACCGTCGAGCAGATCAACGCCGGCCTCGACGGCGCCCGCCTTCCAGAGATTCCCGTGGACCTCGCCGGCGCCTTGAAGGGCAAGCGCACGGTGGCCTCCCTGCGGGACGCCGCAGACACGGAACTCGCCCGGGCGAAGGCCCAGGCGCACCGGATCGCGGACGGGATCCGCGTCACCCTCAAGGCGATCGACGAGGCCGCCAAGGGCTTCGAGACCCTCTTCCCGGACCGCGCCGCCCTGGCGCTGAAGCCCGAGGAGGACGCGGTCGCAGCGGTGAAGCTCCGGATCCGGGAGCACGAGGACGAGCAGGAGCGCCGCCGGCAGGCTGCGGGCCGTCGAGCAGCCGAGGAGGAGGCCCGGCAGGCGACCGCGCAGGAACGCGCACAGGCGGCTCAGGAAGCCCATCCGCATGAGAGCGGCGTGCCTGTGGCGCCGGCTCAGGGCGAGGCTTCCCTGCCTCTGGAGGCGCCGCAGAGCGAGGCTCCGACGTATCCCGGCGAGCGCGCCGTGATCCGCTTCTTGTGCGAGCACTTCGGAGTCGATCCGGAGACGGCGATCGACTGGATGGCTCGCGTCGTGGACGACCATCGGAGGGCGGCGTGAGTCAGGTTCGATGCGACTACTGCGGCGGTGCGGCTCAACTTTCCGCCGGTCGGCACCTGTACCCGCATCGGTCGGATCTCGCAGAGAAGCGGTTCTGGGTGTGCCGCCCGTGCGATGCCTGGGTCGGCTGCCACCCCGGGGGCGACAAGCCGATGGGCCGCTTGGCGAAGGCCGACCTGCGGCGCGCGAAGATGGAGGCACACAAGCACTTCGACTCGCTCTGGCGCGGACGCGGCTGGCGACGCGGGCAAGCGTATCGCTGGCTCGCTCAGAAGCTCGGCCTGCCTGCGGATAGCTGTCACATCGGCATGTTCGACGTCGCAACCTGCGAGCGCGTCGTTTCGATCTGCCGGGAGCAGGCGTGATGGGCGCTCACGAGTGGCGACGCGGTTTCTCCGTGGGTCGAGCCGCACGCATGACGCCGGAGGAGCGCGAGGCCGAGGCCTTCCTCGAGCGCAGGCTGCTCCTGATCAAACAGACCGCCGAGCGGCTCCAGGAGGAACGGGCCGGGGATCGCGAGGGACAGGTCGAGGAACTGTCACTCGATGCTCCGTGAAGTCGACCTCGGCGAGCACGTCCAGCTCCGCTGGGGCCTTTTGGAGGAACACCCCGGCCGTCGCCCGCGCCTGCACTCGGCCTGGGCCTCGGAGCGCGAACGGACGGCGTACCTACTGCAGCGGCGCAGGGCAGACCGGAGGCTAGGCCAGGCATGAGCGAATACACCACCGTCGTCACCGCCTACGCCCGTGGCGCCTCCGGTCCTGGCTGGAGCAATTCCCCGGTCTGGGTCGTGCTGCGAGATCCGGACGGAACGCTGCGTGAGGAGTGCATCCAGCCGGAAGACCAGACGGACGCGATGCGGACGCTGTATCGGATTGCCGCTGACGTGAACCACCGGATGACGAGCGATGCGGCGCGGATTCTTAGGAGGCAGGCATGAACATCAAGGTAGGCGACGCAGTGATGACGCCCGTGGGCCCCGGTGAAGTCGTGGGGTACGACCGGGCAGCGGGCACGGCGGCAGTATCGCGCCTTGGCCGAACGGTCGAATACCCGGCCTCGGACCTCGACCGCCTCATCCCCGACACGGGGCTGGAGGAGCGGGTGCGGGAGTGGGCGGAAAGTCTGAAGAACATTCTTCCTGGCGCTAGGCGTGAACTACTTGCCCTCCTTGACACCCCGGAGGCAGAGCCTGAGCCCCCACCCGACGCGGGGGTGACGAGGGAGGAGCTGGCGCAAGCGTTGGAGGTCATCGCGTGGTGCGTCGATCACGCGGACAGCGATCCAGCGCGGCACTTCGCCGCCCGCCTGCGCCGGGAGGAGGGCCGATGAAAGTCCTTGTGGCGTGCGAGTACAGCGGCCGGGTGCGAGATGCTTTTTTGCGTCGCGGCCATGACGCGATTTCCTGCGATTTCCTGCCGACTGAAGTTCCGGGGCCTCACTACCAGGGCGACGTGAGATTCCTGCTGTATGGACACGATTGGGACCTGGTGGTTGCGCACCCGCCGTGCACCCGCCTCTGCAACAGCGGGGTTCGCTGGCTGCACGAGCGGAACCTTTGGGCGGAAATGGAACGGGCGGCAGAGTTCTTCAAGGAAATCCTGGATTGCCCGGCTTCTCGGGTCGCTGTCGAGAACCCGGTGATGCACCGATACGCGCGCGAAATCATCGGAGAGGGGCCGGCGTTCACGGTGCAGCCGTGGCAGTTCGGAGATCCCGCAAAGAAGCGAACGTGCTTCTGGACGAAAGGGCTGCCGCCTTTGCGCCCCACAAGCACGATGACCGCGGCGGATGCGCGCGCGGACTGCCACCTTGCCAGCCCTGGGCCTGATCGATGGAAAGAGCGCAGCCGGACGTATCCGGGAATTGCCGAGGCGATTGCGGAGCAGTGGGGCGGCCTGCGCCGGGAGGAGGGGCGATGAGCCAGCACGCGAACGCCTTGGAGGAAGTGGTGGCTTCCGAGCCATTGTCCGAAGAAGCCGTGGCGGTCGTGCTCGACGCCATAGCCCACATCAAGCGCCTGGAGGAGGCGCTTCGGTGGTACGAGGCAAGCACGCGTACGTTCCTCGAAGCCGGCGAAGAGGGAAAGAAGCGATGAGCCACGCGGAGAACCTGCGTAGTGTCGCCAGAGGCATCGAGGTCTCGTGGCGAGACGACGACATGACTGGATGGACCGATCCGATTCGTGCCGCAGCCGCCCACATCGAGCGGCTGGAGGAGGCGCTGCGTTGGTACGCGGACAGGGAGAACTACGATAACCAGATTGCGATTAGCCGAGGCGATGGCACTTGCGACTATTCCCTGCCGGTGCTTGAAGACGAGGGGCGAATCGCCCGCGCCGCCCTCTCCATCAGCGCAGAGGAGGAGGAACGATGATGAACCGAGAAGCGATCATTCGAGCGGCACAGGTGTTCTTCATGGTGACGGCTGCGGCGTGGGCCGGGCTGAGCCTGGTCGGCATCGTGTTCGGTTTCGGGTGGGTGTTCGCATGGCACGAGGACCCGCGTGGCTTCGCAGCTTCGCTGACC